CCGAAGATAACAAGGCACAGCAATACGCTGTCCTTGCGCAAGGTCAAGGGTATGAACCTATCCAGAAATTAAAGGTTGAACCAATGACACTTAAAGCACTAGTCAGAGAGCGTGTTGAGGCTGGACTTGATATGCCTTCTGACTTATTTAATTTGTTCACAAGCAACAGAACAAAAATAACAAGGAGTAAATAAACATGAACCAAGTAACAGAGAAAAAGTCTGCACCACTTCCTTCAAATATGTTTGAAGAAGATGCAGCAAAAGGTTTAGGTGCAATAGGTCAAGAAGATCTAGCCTTACCTTTTCTTAAAATCCTAGGACAACTTTCACCAGAAGTTAACAAACGTGATGGTAAGTATGTTGAGGGTGCAGAACCAGGAATGATTTTCAATTCTGTTTCTGGAGAGTTGTATGATGGGGTGAAGGGCTTAGACGTCATTCCTGCATTTTATAAACTTGAATACATCGAATGGAAAGATAGAGGGGAAGGACCAGGTGCACCAGTTGCAATTTATGATTCTTCATCTGATATCATGTCCAAAACAAAACCAGATGCAAACTATAAAGATAGACTACCAAACGGTAACTATATTGAAAAGACTGCATCGCATTTTGTTATAATAACCGGTGACAGTCCATCGACTGCATTAATTTCTATGAAGTCTACTCAATTAAAGATTAGTAGAAAATGGAATTCAATGATGTCGGGCATAAAACTAAAAGGTAAGAACGGTTTATATACGCCGGCATCTTTTAGCCACATTTACAAACTAAAGACCACTCAAATGTCTAACGACAAAGGTACATGGTTTGGTTGGGAAGTAAGTAAAGTTGGTCCTATTACTGACGCAAGTCTTTATCAGCAAGCTAAATCGTTTTCAGAAAGTATCTCTAAAGGTGCAGTGAAAGCGAAGCATGGTGAAGAGAAACCAGCAGAAAGTAGCAGCATTATATAATCCCTTCGGGGTATGTGCACAGCGTGGGCCATAAGGGAGACTAAGTGGCCCACGTAGACAGGATAATTATGCAAGAATATATAAAAATATTTAATGGCTATAAACATGCGTATGGTATCGCAGACTGGACCAACGCTGTCATTGATCCAGAGAATGGCAAAAAGAAACCTGTATACAGATGGAACTACGAAGAATTCACTGACGCTATTTATCAAGAACATTTACAAGGAAATATATCTGTTGGAATACAACCAACTAATGAGAAGGGAAATGCACAATTTGGAGTCATAGATGTAGACCCAAAACAATACAAAGATTTTGACAAAAAATTTTATCTAGAAACTATTCAAGAATACAAACTACCACTTGTACCTGTAGAATCTAAAAGTGGTGGATTACATTTATATTTATTTTTAAACGAGTTTGTACAATCAACAGTTATTGTATCATTCTTAAGCAACTTACTACCTCTATTTCATCTTAAACCAGACTGTGAGATATTTCCTAAACAAACACAACTAACAAAGGATCCGGAAACAGGGATCATGAAACCAGGACAATTTATAAACCTACCATATTATGGTGGTGAAAGACGTGCTGTTAATATTGATGGCACATTCTTTACACTAGAACAATTTATAAAAGTTGTAGAAGCAAACATAACTACAAAAGACGAATTGAAAACTATTACAGAAGACATGGAGAAACAATCTATGGAGGGTGTAGACGAAGACTTTGTTGAAGGACCACCTTGTCTTGCGTTAATATCTAAAATATCTAATCAACCTAATTTTGACGGTAAAGATAGATTTATGTACAACTACCATGTATTTGTAAAGATGAAGTATCCAGATAATTGGGAACAGAAAGTTAAGAACGCACCTGTAAAATATTTTGCAAGAGAACACGCTAATGCGTGGGATGACAATAAATTAAAACAAAAGACAAGATCATGGAACAGATCAGAAAAAGGTTACACTTGTAATCAAAGCCCTATTAGCGATTTCTGTAAAAAAGGTATCTGTGTTAAAAAGAAGTTTGGTATACTAGCAGGATCAAAAGGACAGTATCCTGTGTTAACAAACTTAAGAAAGATAGACATAGAACCAGACCCAGAATATGAATTTGATGTAACCAAACCAGATGGTATTGGTAAAGCAACAGTGCATTGTAAAACAATAGAACATGTAACTGATCAACGTAAACGTAGAAACTCAATAGCAAAAGCTGCAGGGTTTCCACCACCAATTATAAAAGCACCAGAAGATCAAACAGTATTAGAAGCTTTGTTTCAAACACAAAAAATAATTAATCCACCGGTAGGTACATCACCAAGAGAAAAACTACATGATGTGTTGCATGCAAAAATAAATGGACCTAAAGCTATGAACGATGCTGCGTTTAAATCAGGCACAGTATTAATAGAAGATGGTTATGCATACTTTAAATTTGACAAATTTTACAGCAAATTACAGTCTAAGAATTGGAAACACGGTGAAGACAAGACAGGTGTTATGATGAAAACTAATTACAAACATTGTGACATACAGTTTCTAGAACAAAAAAGATATCCAAGCACTGTTAAAAACAAATACAATACACCAACAAAAAACGTGGTGTGTATAAGTATCGAACATTTTAAAGACGTAACAATTAATCATAACAAATTAAAACACAACACGGAGATAATGTAGTGGCTGTTAGAAAAATATTAGGTCCACCAGGTACAGGTAAAACGACTAAACTTATTAAGTATGTAAAAACATTTGTTAAACTTGGTACACCTATCGATAAGATTGGTTACTTTGCATTTACAAAGAAAGCTGCAGAAGAAGCTGTAGACAGAATGTTAGATGCATACCCTAGACTACAGAAAAAAAATTTAAAACATTTTAGAACATTACATTCACTGGCTTTTACACAGTTGGGTATGAAGAAAAGTAATGTTATGCAAGACGAGCACTACCAGGACATAGGTCGTAAACTTGGTATAGAAGTCACAGTTTATTCTAATGGAGAAGAGAAGACTGGGTTTGTAGACTCTGACAGTGAATACTTTAACATTATAAATGCAGCGAGGATTAAGAACGTAACTATCGAAGAAGAATATAATACAGACATGTATTCAGAAGACATAGATAAACATATGTTACAGATTTTAAAAGATGAAGTTGACAACTACAAACAATCTTATGGCCTAGTAGATTTTACAGACATGATAGAAAAATTTAATGTGTCAGAATTGTGTCCAAAATATGACGTAGTATTTGTAGATGAAGCACAAGATTTATCACCAATACAGTGGAAAATGTACGATATACTTAAGAAAAACTCTAAACATGTTATCTTAGCAGGCGACGATGATCAAGCTATTTATGGTTGGGCTGGTGCAGATGTGCAACGTTTTCAAGACGAACCGGCAAAGAACATTATTTTGCCACAATCTTACAGGGTGCCTTACGAGGTGCAACAGATAGCAGATCAAATATTAAATCGTATACCTGACAACAGAAGAATTAGAAAATTATGGGCTTCACGTCCTGAAGGAGGCTCTGTAAACCATGTAACATCGATAGAGGATGTTCCATTGCATCAAGGTGATTGGTTAATACTATCTAGAACAAATGATAAGTTAGTTAAATTAAAAGCTGTGTTAGAAGAAATGGCTATTTACTTTGAATTAAAAGGTAGAAAAAGTTATAAGACAAGATTGTATACAGCAGTAAAACATTACACAAGATGGCAACAAGGAGATGAATTATCTCTATCTGAATTAAAAGATGTTCTAGAACAGACAGGACAAAATCCAGATCCATTTCCTACAGAAGAAAGAATGTATGATTTAGCAGAATACGATCATGTAAAAGAGCACGACTGGTACGAAGTATTTACACAAGACCCAGAAGAATGTTTATACATTAGAGAAATGTTACGTGGTGGAGAAGAGTTATCAAAACCAGCAAGAGTAAAATTATCAACTATACATGCAGCAAAAGGTGGAGAAGCAACAAATGTTTTAATGATCTTAGACAACACAAAAAAAATAAGAGAAGCTGTAGATAAAAGTGAAGACAAGCACGATGAAGAACATAGGGTTTGGTACGTAGGAGTGACACGTACAAAACAAAATTTATATATAATGATACCACAAAGGGAGGATAGAAGTTATGACATCTGAAAAAGAAAACCCATACTTAAAACAAGTTTCGGGAACACATTACATGTATATGAAAATACAGCCTGCAGAGTTTATCAACAAGAATAAATTGCTTTTTGCAGAAGGAAACGCTATAAAGTATATATGCAGACACTCGCAGAAAGGCGGAGTAAAAGACATAGATAAAGCAATACATTATTTAGAAATGATTAAACAAAGAGACTATGGAACCGAATAAACATATACCACATTACATGGGTCTGTTTACATGTCTGTTAATTTTATGTTATTTAATATGAAGAGAAGTGTAATTAGAAAAGTTATTAAAGTAAATAAACACAAATTTAATTTAGAAATATATCCAAGACTAATTGATTGGGAGATCTTTCCACATGACTACGATGCTGCTTTGTATGCATTCAGTAACAAAGAGAAATTAAACAAAAAAATTAAAAATAACCACGTATATCAAAAGGAAATAAAATGAAGATACCTACGTTTAGTGCACAAACAGAATGGGTTATACCCACAGAATTTCCTGACTTACGACAGGTAGACGAAATAGCAATTGACTTAGAGACAAAGGACCCAGACTTAATTAAAAAAGGGTCTGGATCTATCATAGGTAATGGAGAAGTTATAGGAATAGCTGTAGCTACTGCACATTATAAAGGATACTTTCCTATTGCACATGAGGGTGGTGGTAACATGGATCGTAAAAAAGTTTTAGAATGGTTTAAAGATATTTTAAATACCACTTCTACAAAAATATTTCACAATGCAATGTATGATGTGTGTTGGATTAGAGCTATGGGTTTTACAATCAATGGCAGAATTGTAGATACAATGATAGCTGCAGCTGTGACTGATGAAAATAGATTTAGATATGATCTTAATAGTTTGTCATGGAAGTATTTAGGTTTTGGTAAAAACGAAGCAGCACTTGCAGAAGCAGCAGCGGAATGGGGTATAGATCCAAAGTCAGAAATGTACAAACTACCGTCGTTAAATGTAGGTACATATGCAGAAAGAGACGCAGAAGCTACGTTTGGTTTATGGCAAGAAATGAAAAAAGAAATTATTGCACAAGACCTGCAATCAATTATGGAACTTGAGACAGATCTGTTTCCTTGTCTAGTTGACATGAGATTTAAAGGTGTAAGAGTTGACGTAGAAGCAGCACACAATCTTAAAAAGACATTGATAGGTGAAGAGAATGCTTTACTAAATGCCATTGAAAAAGAAACTAATGTACGACCACAGATTTGGGCCGCAAGCAGTATAGCAGAAGTATTTGAAAATCTAAAGATAGAGTTTGAGCGAACTGAAAAAACACAAGCACCTAGTTTTACTAAAAACTTTTTACAAGAACACAAACATCCTGTTGTTAACATGATTGCAAAAGCAAGAGAAATTAACAAAGCACACACAACTTTCATAGATTCTATTTTACGTTATGAACACAAAGGTAGAATACATGCAGAAATAAATCAGTTGCGTAATGCAGGTGGTGGTACAGTTACAGGAAGATTCTCTTATCAGAATCCTAACCTACAACAGATTCCAGCACGTAACAAAGATCTGGGTCCTAAGATAAGATCGTTGTTTATACCAGAAGAGGGTTGTAAGTGGGGAGTCTTTGACTACTCACAACAAGAACCACGTCTTGTTGTACACTACGCAGCATTATATAAACTACCATCAGTATATGATGTAGTCGACTCTTATCAAAATGATCCTAGTGCAGACTTTCACCAGACTGTAGCAGACATGGCAGAGATACCGAGAACACAAGCTAAGACAATTAACTTAGGATTGTTTTATGGTATGGGTAAAGCTAAACTTCAGGCAGAGTTGGGTGTTAGTAAAGACAAAGCTGCAGAATTATTTAATACGTATCACGCAAAGGTGCCGTTTGTAAAACAACTAATGGACAAAGCATCTAACAGAGCGCAAGACAGAGGACAGATAAGAACTTTACTTGGTAGGTTATGTAGGTTTCACCTGTGGGAACCAAACAGTTTTGGTATGCATAAAGCTATGACACATGAAGACGCGTTAGCGGAACACGGACCAGGAATAAAAAGAGCATATACTTATAAAGCATTGAACAAATTAATTCAAGGTAGTGCAGCGGACATGACAAAAAAATCTATGTTAGAGTTATATAAAGAAGGAATTGTACCACATATTCAAATACATGATGAGTTAGATTTATCGATTGAGAGTGACGCACAGGCAAAAAAGGTTATTGAAATAATGGAGCATGCTGTTAGTTTAGAAGTACCAAACAAAGTAGACTACGAACATGGTAAAAATTGGGGGGAGATAAATAGTTAATGGCTTATTTAAATGCAAACATACCTGTCATAGAGTGTTATGTAAGAGGTAATTATTTAAGAGATCAAAAAGATTCACACGATAAATATTTTGAAGTAGGTGTATTTGGTTTTAGTTCTATACCAAACAGAGTACCATTGTTTCATTTTCTAATGGAGGATGGGGGTCTATGGTGGCGAGCACCTATCTCAGCTTTCTGTACTAAACCAGGTGTAAAAGAACTACCATTAGATGAATTAGTAATGTGGGATAGCTTTAGCTACAACGTTAGCGTCACAACTTTTTATGAGTTGGCTGGTGCAACAATGCAATACACATCAAGACGTAAAGTAAAACGTAAGGGTAAGTATCTATTCACTATTGACTGGTGTGCAGGTGACTTTAATGAATTAAATTTTGGTTACGCAGAGAAACCTGACCAACATAAGTGTGGCCATGTACTAGAATTAGAGGATGGTAACTTTGCAATACAGCCCAATAATAGGCTAAAAATGTTTGATGCATCGATGGGTGTGGACCCAAACAAAAACTTGATTAACAGACTTGTTACAAGTAAGATATACTCCGTAGAAAACTCGGCTAAGTGGATAACTGACGAACATGAAGAAGGCAGTTATGACTATCAGTTGAGAAACTTGGAGGAAGGCGATGATAAATAAATACAAAGATAAGTTTATGGTCTGGCAATTACACTACAGAACAGAGATAATCTGTGCTGCAGTTGGTTTTGTGTTGGGCGCTATCATATTTTAGTTATGACAATAGAGGTGGCCAGGAATGAATTATTATTTCACGGGAGTGCTAATTATATTATTAGTTCTAATGGCCTTCTATATGGAACCGGGGTACGTACCTAGATGATTGATAAATTTATATATAGTTTTTTCGGAGCATTAGATAAAGTATCTGGATTTATCGATAAATTATTTACACCTAAAAGACAAAAGAAAAGAAAATGAGCAACAAACCACTCAACATCGGAGAAGAGGCACGCGTGCAGATGCCGATGAAGACGGTTGCTAGTTTGATCGTGCTCGTCGCAGCCGGCGTCTTTGCTTATACGGAGCTGACGGCGAGGTTAGTATCGTTAGAGACATCACGTGAGTTGTTTGAGAATGATTTACTTAAAAAAAGTGAACAGGTCCCGACCGATCAGGAACAACATTTTTTGATCGAAGATTTGTACAAGTCCGTCGAGAAGATGGAAGAGACTCAAGAGATGAATATGACTAACAAAGTTAATATAGAATTTTTAAGAGAACAATTAGATAAAGCACTAACGGATATTGAAGTGTTAAAGGATAAGGTAAGACAAAATGGCAACGGGACGCATTAATCGAAAAGTTTTAGACCATATCGAGCAGATAAATAAGGAGAATAAAGCTGCAAAATTAGCAAAAGAATTAAAAAAAGAAGTAGAAATTGGCAAGCATGGTACACAAAAATATGTTATCAAGCAAGGTGAAAACAAAGGTAAAATATTATGACAGAATTAGCCAT